GACAAGGTTTTGGTGCAGCTCGTAAAGGACCTGCAGTTAAAGGACCTATAGATGCTGTTTCTGATGCAGACTATCCTCAAGGAGAATTATTTGATATAGGTGGTGTTAAAACCTCACCTGTGTTTGGAGTAAAATAATGAAATTTCCAAAAAGTAAAAAAGATCTTATAGTATTAGGACTAGGCAAAGTACAAGAAGCTTTACCTAAAATAAAAAAAATTATTAAAAGTTTACGTTCTAATAAAGAAGTAGTTAATAAGACTAAAGATCAAATAAAAAAACTAACTAAAGATAATGCAAAAAAGAAAAAGTTTGCTGGTTTTGGTGATCCTAAAAAATTAAATAGTGCTAAAAAGAAACTAACAAAACTACAAGCTGCAGATAAGAAAAGAATTGCAACATTAAGAAAAGGTGGATATGCAGCAGCAGGTGTAACTACAGGAGGTATTGCATTAGATGCTCTTCTAGATAAAGTATTAAGAGATAAAGGAACTGCTCCACCTGTTAAAACTAAATCTTCATCAGTAACAATTAAAAAAGGTGATACTCTTTCTCAAATAGCTAGAGCTAATGGTACAACATTAAAAGCTTTAAAAGAAGCTAATCCTCAAATTAAAGATTTAAATAAAATAAGTATAGGTCAAAAGATTAACTTATCAGCTAAAGTTGAAGATAGAAAATCTGTATACCAAGGTATGTCTAAATCTGAAATGGCTGGTATAACTAAAAGAAAAAAAGGTGGTACTATGAAAGATGTACCTTCTAACAATAAAGGACTTGGTAAGTTACCTACACCAGTAAGAAATAGTATGGGCTTTAAAGCGTCTGGTGGTAAAGTTATTAAAAAGAAATATGGTGGTCAAATAGGATTACCTCGTGGAACAGGAGCTGCATTACGTGGGTATGGTAAAGGCTATAAGTAGTGCCTTTTAAATCTAAGAAACAAAAAACTTATCTAGCTATTAATGAGCCAGATGTTTATAAGAAGTTTAAAAAGGAAGAAACAATGACTAAAAAAAATTATCCATCTGCTGATATGACTAAAAAAGAAAAAGAAAAATTTAAAAAAGAAAGTGAAAAAAGAAAAAGAAAAAAAGCAGCTATTAAAATGGGAGATATAGATGCTGCAGCAGAAAGAAATAGAATGATACAAGAACAAGCTAGAGCTCCTTTTAAAGGAAAAGATAGACAGGATTCTCTTTTTTCTAGAGGATTAAAACGTACTGAAGCACAAACAAAAATGAATAAAGAAAGGAATAAACCAATGGAGAAAAAAATGTATGGTGGAAAAGTTACTAAAAAAAACATGGGTGGTAAAGTTATTAAAAAAAACATGGGTGGTAAAATGTACAAAGTAGATAACTCAGGTCAAATGATGGTACAAAGAATGTATGGAGGTAAAGTTAAAAATGCGTATTAAATTAAAAGGATTACTCTCAAGATTTAAAGAACCCTCATCTTACTCTGCTATTGCAGCAGTATTAGCTATGTGTGGTATTATGATACCAAGTGATCTATGGCAAAGTATTATCATGATTGGTTGTGGTATCTCAGGTGCTGCAGGATTTTTAATAAAAGAAAAAAAATAAAGACTAATGGCTGTACGTAAAAAAAGTAATATGAAAGGTATGACTATTGGTGGTGGGCAAAAGAGACCTACTAAAAAAGGTGCTGGACTTACTGCAGCAGGTGTAGCTAAATATAGAAGACAAAATCCTGGTAGTAAATTAAAGACTGCTGTAACAGGATCACCTAAACCAGGAAGTAAAGATGCTAAAAGAAGAAAGAGTTATTGTGCTAGATCTGCAGGACAAATGAAGAAGTTTCCTAAAGCAGCTAAGAACCCTAACTCAAGATTAAGACAAGCTAGAAAAAGATGGAAATGTTAATTGGCAAAACTATGTGCAAAAGGAAAAGCAGCAGCTAAAAGAAAGTTTGATGTATATCCATCAGCATATGCTAATATGTATGCATCATCAGTATGTAGTGGTAAAGTAAAACCAGGTGGTAAAAAGAAAACAGTAAAGAAAGCTAAAGGTGGTGGCTTACGTAAATGGGTAGATGAAAAATGGGTAGATATAGGAGCACCTAAGAAAGATGGTAAGTATCAACCTTGTGGTAGAAAATCTACTAAAAGTTCTAAACGTAAATATCCAAAGTGTGTACCAATAGCTAAAGCAAATAAGATGTCTAGTTCTCAAAAAACATCTGCAGTAAAAAGAAAAAGATCTAAAGCTCAAGGTGTAGGAGGTAGACCAACAAACGTAAAAACATTTGCTGCTAAGAGTGGTGGTTCACTTCTTGTAGCATCTTGTTATAATTAAAGGTTAAAGATATGGCAATGAATGTAAAACATTATCTTAAAAATGGTACTCTTTATAAAAGTAAGTCTATGCATAAACATCCTAATGGAACTCTTATGACAGGTAAAACAATGTCAAAAAAAGCTAGTATATTATTTCATTATGGAAAACTATCAAACAAAGCTAAACAAAAAGCTAAGACTTATTGGAGTAAATAATGGCAACATCAGGTACATATAATTTTAATTTAGATATAGACGAAGTAATTCAAGAAGCTACTGAGATGATTGGTGGAGAAGAAACACTAGGTCATACACCTGCTTCTGCTAGACGTTCTATTAACTTAATGTTAAATGAGTGGCAGAATAAAGGAGTATTATTATGGTCTATAATAACTACTGCTGTAACTGCAACTTCAGTTGAAACTTCTTTATCTGACGAAATTTTAGATACATTAGCTGTAACATATGCAGTTAGTGCAGCAGGAACTGATATAGCTTTAGAAAGAATATCAAGGGAAGAATATCATAACCTACCTAATAAAACAACTACAGGTAGACCTACACAATATGCAATTACTAGAGGAGTAAATAATATAGCTTTATTTTTATATCCTACTCCAAATATTAATACTGGTATTTTAAATATAGAATGTTTTAAACAATTAGAAGATGTTAATAAATCTGCAGGACAAAATGCACAAGTACCTAAAAGATTTTTACCAGCTTTAACATGTGGTTTATCTTATCATTTAGCTATGAAAAGACCAGGTATTCCTATGGATAGAATACAAATGTTAAAAGCAAATTATGATGAGAAGTTAGCCTTTGCTATGGAAGAAGATAGAGAAAGAGCAAGTATGTTTATTAGACCTAGGTTAGGTTATATTTAATGGCAACTAATCGTAATGCAATGGCTATGTGTGATCAATGCAGTTTTGTATATCCACACAGAGAAATGCAACTAAGTAGTTATGATACAGTAGTTTGTCAAGAATGTTTTGATGGTGCTTTTGATTTAAAGAATCATCCACAAAATAGAGCACCAGACGTAAGAGATAATCCAGCAATTCAGAATCCAAGACCTGATAATGGTGGTAGAAACTTTGAGTGGAATTTAGCTGATATTACTTGGAATGATGATTCAGAGCCAAACACAAGAGAATGGAATACAGTATGAGTGATTTAACAAATACTTTAATTAACAATACGTATAAAAAATTATTACAAGTAGATACAGCTACTAATATTGGAGTAGATACTTCTTTAACAAATGTACAATCAGGAGATGGAACTAATACTGCACTTAAAATATCTACAAGTGCTATGCAAGTTACAGGTACTTTTGGTGTATCTGGTAATGCATCTGTTGTAGGTGATTTACAAATAACAAGTAAAGTATGTGCATCAGCATTCTTTGGAGATGGTTCAGGTTTAACTGGTGTTCCTACATCAGGAGATGTATCTGTATCTACTTTAAGAGTTACAAATAATGCATCTATAGGAGGAACACTTAGTGTTACAGGTGGTGTAGGTTTTAATAGTACTGCAAGAGTATCAGGAGCTGTTTCTATAGGAGGTACTGTTACTATAGGTGGTGCTGTAATGGTATCTGGTGGAGAGATAAAAATTAAAAATGGTGGTGCACAATCTAATATAAAATTATATTGTGAATCAAACAATGCACATTACGCAGCTTTACAAGCTCCTCCACATTCTTCTTTTAATGGTAATATAACAATAACATTACCAGTAAGTACTGCTACATTAGTAGGTACATCTACTACTGATACATTAACAAATAAAACATTTGGTGATAAGGTTGATTTTGATGATGATGTTTGTGTTAGTGGAAATGCTTTTATAGGAGGAACAGCAAGAATAGTAGGAGCTACTTCATTAGAAGGAGCAGTAGTATT